TTATTCAATAAAATCATAACTTTACCTCAATTACCACCGTTACCGCCTGTTCTGCAAGTTCGTACAAAATAAACATCGTTGGGTCTAATCTCCACTATAGCACAGCCTATCATGCTTCTTTCAAATCTTTCAAATATCTTGACTCACAGAATATTTCCCAGCTTTTTAAATCATCTCCGTATTTAATTATGTGTGGTGTTAATAACTCCATCTTGTTTCTATGCACAAAACTATGACATTGCCAAGTATCTCTAAAAGATTTTGCTGTGTACTCTTTTAGCACTGCTTCGTCGGTCCCCGCTACTAGTAAATATATTGTAATAACGAAATACATTATCCGTTTTCCTTGTAAAATTGGTCGAGGCGACGTAGGAAGTCATGTTTAGCTTGCTTGTACTCCTCACCTTCTATCGTAAACTCCTGATAGTAAAGGTCCTTTGAGCACATCAAAATCACCCCTTTCTCAATTGTTGTACCGTAAACTGCATCATGAGCCATACCATACGCCGCCATCTGCAGAAAATAATCACCAATCCATTCTCGCTGTTTTGGTTTATTTGTCTGCTTGAAGTCAATGATAGCCATAGATCCGTCGTGTTGTCCAACTAAATCGACTGACCCTGCGTATAATCCTGGATAATAAAGCGTAGCCTCGTTTCCGTATATCTCTGTAAGTCTGTTATCAATCCCGCGGTCCACGATCTTTTCTGCCATATGCTTGGCTTGATTACCAACGTCCGTTAAATCCAAGTACCCTTCACCTAGACAATACTTCTCCAGGTACAAATGCATCGCCGTACCGCGCGCCGCGGCTTCTTGTGTGATTCGCTTAGCTTCCTCAACACCTACTTTGTCTCGCCATCGTTGAAGAGAATCTGCTTTATCTTTTGGCTGAGTTTGGCCAAGAACCGTCGTGACCGATGGTAAGCGCTGTCCGTGAATATCGCCTGCAAGAGAATAGTGTCGCAGACCTTTAATACTAGCTCTAGTAGAACTGGGATAAGCATACTTATGAACCTGCCTCATACCAAATGAGCATTCTTAAAATATATTATCCCCTCGTCAAAATCAAAATCGTGGGGGTTACCTAATAAATCTTCCGGCGACATTACCCCCATACGCGCCCAATTTGTGTGTCCATATTTTTCTTTACACCATTTATCTACGATGTGTGCTGGTGTATCAGCTTCTACAGCGTTCATGTCTACCTCGTACGGTGCTCCCGTATCTTCTGGTATCCATTCTATTTCTATTTCGTCAAACATTCTTGCAATTCTTTCTCGTTCAACCGTTCCATTTGTTTAATTCTGTCTTCTTCTTTTTGTTTTAAATTAAACACTCGTTCAGTGTGTTCCTTAATATATTCAACATCAGCATCTGTTAAGTGTGCTGGTCTAAATATTTCATCAAAGTTTTCTTTAAACTTTTTAGATGGATAGTGTTTGCCGTCTTTTGCCATAGTTACTCCTTCATTGCATACGGATCAGTAGACAACTCACGTTGTTTCTTTTCCGGCTGCTTGCCCATAATTATATCTTCCATATTCTTGTGTAGATAGTTCGCCATCTGACCAATCACATTGTCCTGTGATAGTGTGTCGACTAGTTCTTTTAATGACTCACCGTGTTGTAGGCACCTAGATATAAGTTTGCCGCTTGCACGTAGTTCTCTATCTAAATAAGAATCTGTTGGTTTGAGTTTTATCCAAAAGGCAAGAGGCATTAACCCAGAGTCTGTCGCTGTGTAATTAACAATGCCGACAACCCGTCTACCATCGATCGGTAGAGCGAAAGTTGCACTCATCATCCTGTTAGGGATTTCTTTTCTCACCTTATTGTTTTCCTTAATCAAAGTCATTTTTGTGTTCCTCGATAAATTGGTATAAACTAATATTAGTCTCCTTCACCTGTTCTATCTCGTGCCACATTGTGTCAATAGTGTTTTCTAGTTTAATGATATATTTACAATTTACAACTATAACTATTAGACAAATAAAAATAGTGAACCCAAGTATAGAAAAACTAGTGTACGCTTCTAGCGTTTTCAACCATTCTTTCATAAGCCATCTCCACCCTTCTGTTTATGAGTTGTTCTAGTTTGCGCTCCCAGACCTTTTTAAACTCCGGGTTACAACGCGTAATGACCCATTCTATATTAGATATTCTTTTTTGCATTAACATTCCTACCATCCATATTCCTGTTCCGGGTCCATTATTGGCCCTTTTCTGGCAAAGTTTCCCTTGACCATTTTATTATTGATTCACGACCACCCTCAACGTTCCTGCGCGTCTGCTCTATCGGCAGCATTACATAGCCGTTGTGCGTCGTCACTTTACCACCCATGTGCATAAATTCTTCTTCACACATAGGGCAATCTATTTCTTTGCTAAAAGCGTCTTTATCTAGAACAACAATATAGCCATTGCCATTACAGCGCGGGCATATTGTCTCAACGAGTTTTACCATTTTTCTTTTTTAATTCTTTCTCTAACAAAAAGTCTATGACTTTCTGTATACTAACAGGAACCTCAAATCGGTTTTCTGCTAATGATTTCAATTGGTTGTGTGTAGTCACAGAGACTGACACTGATTTAAAACTGCTTGTATCTGGCATGTTTCTTTCTCCTTATTGTATTATTCTATGGGATTATATAGTGTAAATATATTATTTGACAAGAGTTTATTTTAATTTATTTTAGTAACTATCTTCTCACCTTCATATGTCGGGTGTTTTTTCTTAGCATCCGACATTTCACATATATAAAATCTTGACATTTAAATTTTTTGCTGATTTGTTTTTAGTTCTGTTTATCAATCTCATCTTACCCTTCATCATACGATAGCTTTTCATCTTGACATCATACAAATCCACGGTCCCCGTCGCACTATTCACGACAACCAGGTCCGCTGGACCCTTACCACCTAAATCATAATAAACGTGCGTATTTGGCTTTCCTAGGAAGTCTATGGCCGCTAATAGTTCAGCACGAATACCTTTTTGTTGTTTACTTGTTTCCATGCTTCATACAACTATCCTGTATGTCTCGTCGAGTTTTTTAAATACAACCTTACCATTTACTTTTTGTTCAAACTTGTGACGGCATGTCAAACATTCGTACACACGTCGTTCGCCTTTTGGTATACGAATAAACGGTACGTAGTTATCGCAATTATCACAAATGCCTAGCGTTATCTCTGCTGGTGATTCTTCAGTGTATGTCACCCCAACAACTCCCTTCTTCATAATCTACTTTGTTTGGAACTTGCAGTTCCACAGCTTCTTCCATAATTCTAATGATCTTATCTGCATCCTCAAGAGATGCAACGGATATATCAAGTTCGTCATGAATTTGTACATGGGGTATAACTCCTTCCTGGTACAATGCCAGCATAGCCATCTTTGTCATGTCAGCCGCTGATCCTTGTATTAGTTTATTTAATGCTTTGTATGTGAATGCTCTCTTAATCCCCGGTCCGTGCTCCCTTAACGCATCAGCGTGGGGTAGTGGTTTTTTAATACCGAATCCGTGTGGTTCCCATAGATCAAAATGGCATAGGCGACCACCGATCGTGCGTATCTTACCGCTGTCGTCTGCGCGTCTTGCGACTGCATCTGACAACATACGTACAAACGGTGCTTTCTGATTGTAGGTCTTGATTAGTTTCTCAGCAGCATCTTTGAGAAGTCCTAACTCAGCCATCAGCTTGTTCTTGCCCATGCCATACATTAATCCTAAGTTAATAGTTTTTGCTTGTTTACGTTCGATGCCGGCCATGTCCGCGATCATCTGATGAAAGTCAGCGTCGCCTGAATTGTAGCCGTCGACAATAGTTTGTGTTCCCTCTAGCTTTAACAGAGATGCAAAGTGCACAACGATACGTGGTTCTTGTTGACTGTAGTCAAAGCAGCCCCACTTGTGGCCCTCTTCTGGTATAAATAGTGACCGAATCAACGGTCCGAGTTCCTTGTGTCGTGCCGGTATTTGCTGCAGGTTCGGGTTAGAATAACTAAATCGTCCTGTCACTGTACCGCCGTCATCACTACGGATTTGATTAATATCTGAGTGTATACGTCCTTTGTAGTTATGTTTTAATATCGTATCAATGAACGTAGTGTTGGCTTTGTTAATCTCTCGAGCTTGATTAATTAGTTTTGGTAACTCAGCTGGATGAGTCGCCAAGAAATTTTTTGTAAATGATGGTGAACCTTTTTCTGTTCTATCATATGGCAGTTTGACATGATCAAATGCTTTTGCAATGGATGCAGCAGCCCATATCTCGACTTCGAATCCTGCTAGCTTTTGTATGTCACGATGTATTTCTTTTTCTGCATCGATCAGTTGTGCTTTTGTAGCTTCTGCTTTTGCAACGTCAACGCGCACACCTTTAAACTTCATGTCAACCAGACATGGAAACAGTTGTGTTTCTAAATTAAATATGTCCCACAAATCTTGTTTTGATATTTCATGTTGTAGTGCATGCCATAACTTTAACGTTACAACTGCGTCTTGTTCTGCATACTCACCAACCAATGGCGCCGGCAGTCTCCACATTTCTGACTTGGGATTGATACCCCATTCTTTTGCTGCTTCTTGTAATATCTTTTCGCTTTTACCTATACCTACATATTCTTTACCAAGTGCATTCAGTGCATAGCCCCATCTGTTTTCATCTATCAATGATGCTGCAATCAATGTGTCAATGATACCACCACGGATTTGAAAACCCATGGAGCGTATCCAGGATACATCGTACATTGCATTGTGAAATATTTTTGTAGCGTCGGTGTGTAGAACTTCTTCGAACCAATCCAATACTAATGCGCGGTCCATGTTCCCACCACCTTCGTGATTGATTGGAAAATAACCTGACCATCCTTCTACTGCCACGGCAATGCCGATGACTTCACCGTCACCGCGTACACTGCCGGAGCCTAACGTTAATAAATTTGGATCTCTTGTTTCTAAGTCTATTGCAATTTCTTTGCGGTCAGATAAATCTGGTAAGTGTGTCGGTGGAACCCATTCTGTTTCGGGTTTGAACATTGGAACCTGTAACGGTTTAGGCATAATCTCTCTCTATTATCATTTCTATGTAATGTATCGCCTTCTCTAAATCTTGCTTGCCGCTGCCCTTATGAGGGTGTCTCATAATATACTTTATAGCATTTCCTTCAGCAAATAACAATTTGTTTTTATTAATGAATTCCGCGGGTTGTATCTTGTATCGGTTATAATGACTACCACCGATTTGTTTTTTTAAAGACTTCATAGTACGTATGCCCTTTCATAATTTCTTGGTTCTAGTATGTGTAAATTTTCTTTTGCTCTTGTCACTGCTACGTAAAACAACCTGTGCAGTTCGTCTGGGTCAACATCATTATGATCGACAGCAGACTTGGTAATATCAGGAAGTAGTAAAACATTATCAGCCTCACCTCCCTTCGCTCCGTGTATAGTTGACATTGTAATTCGTGGTGTTTGTGAAATCTTTTCTTTGTTTGCTAACATGTTTCGTATATAGTTTTCTGTGTTTGTATCTATCTTTGTAAATGCTTCGTACCAAACTTTATCAGTTAACAATCCGTGATCCGCGGTACAGTCTTCTCGAGTATATGACAAATCATTGTTCATCGTTTTACCGGTGCGGTAACCGCGCGTGATGTTTTCACCTAGATAAGAATAAATATTTTTTATTTGTATAACATTTAACATACCACCCTTTGACCATTCTTGCCAATGCTGTATGGCCAATAACAAATCTAATGGTATGGAGTTTCGTCCTTTGTGAGAAAAATACCATCCCTGCAACTCACATAAATCTTTTGCATCTTCTAAAAAATAATTTGCAGATGCCAACACCAGCCATTCGCCTTCGCTCATGTCAACTTGTGTAATGTCTGAATACCTGTTCAATTTACCAACAGCCTCACGTGGCCTGTATGTTTTATCAAAACGATTGTTTACACGTTCTATTATACTTTGTGATAGTTCGTGTATTGGTCCACCAGGAATACGGTAAGACTGTTTTAATGTGTCGATCTGATCTACTTCTTCTTTAAGAGCGATAAAAGAATCAACGTCAGCACCAGCCCATTTAAATATAGCTTGATCATCGTCCCCTGCAATGTAGGTTTTGTCTGCTTTCGACCAAAGAGACCTGACCATTCGCCATTGCAAAGGTGAGAGGTCCTGTGCCTCGTCAATAAATAATACGTCAAAAGATGGTGATACATCTTGTTCAACAAATCTTTCCAGCATGTCAGCATAATCTATCATTCCTTTCTCTTGCTTATACCGCTTTAGTTCTCGGTCTAATAAATACAATGTATCGCGTTCAATATCAAGATAGTGGTTGTTATCGTCGTACAAATCCATAACATCGCGCTCTGTAACTCTAGCCTTGTTTATCAATGATAGGTATTCGTTGTCAGATGTAAATGTACCATCAGAATCAGAGTTGTTTGCATGTTGTAAACGTACATTAATACCGACCTTTGATCCAAAGTCTTTGTAGTCACGTGTTTGCATAACCTGCTCACGTTTTACACCCAGTGTTCTAAATGCTAATGAGTGTAGTGTTCTAAAAAAAGGCAAATCTTCTTGCACATCTAAGTTAAACTTCTCTGCGGCTCTGCCTGATGCTTCTTCTGCAGCTTTACGTGTAAAAGAAAAATATCCTATTCTTTTGGAATCAACACCGGCCTTTAAAAACTGATCTACTAAATCTAATAGTGTAGTTGTTTTACCTGTACCTGGTGGTCCTAGTATTATTGTTTTCATTAAAACGGACTCTCTTGATATGTAACATGAGACACATCTGGTTTGTATGTTTTCATTGCTTTAATCTTAACGACTCTTGGTGT